GGCTGGCATACACTGCCGGCACGCCTCGGTGGCGAAACAGGTAGACGCATCGGACTTAAAATCCGACGCCGGCCGCAAGGCGGCGTACCGGTTCGATTCCGGTCCGAGGCACCACGAGGATAACACTCCGAAGCCGTCCGAACCCGGTTTTCCCCTGTAAACACCAGCCAACCGAACGCCACCGAATCCGGCCGATTGCTACGGTATCCTGCGCGCCGTTCCCGCACGCATCCCGCACGCAATCCCGCATGGCATACGTCAAGAAGCTCAAGACCGGTCGTTGGCGAGCCCAGATCGAGCGCATGGGCGTGCGCAAGTCTGCCGTATTCGATACCAAGGCCGAGGCGGCCGGCTGGGCAACAAAGGAGGAGGCGGCACTCCTGGCGGTCAAGCATGGGGCCTACCCGCGCAAGACATTGGCCGACGCTATGGACCGCTACGAGCGGGAGGTGAGTAGCGGCAAGCGCGGCGCTCGAGCGGAGGGCCTGCGCTTCGCGGCGTTCCTGCGCGACTTCCCGGACATCGCCGGCAAGATCGTCAGCGACATCGACACACCGGATATGGTCAGGTGGCGTGACTCGAGGCTCAAGAAGGTTTCGGCCGGGTCCGTACAGCGCGACATCAACCTGCTCTCGCACGTCTTCACCGTCGCGCGGGACGAGTGGCGATGGTGCAGAACATCGCCATTCACCGGCATGCGGCGCCCGGGGGACAACCCGTCCCGCACCCGGCGCGTGCTGCCCAGCGAGGTGAAGCGCCTGTGTCGTTGGCTCGGCTACAGAACGGGGGAGGTGCGGACCAAGCAGCAGCAGGTCGCACTCGCGTTCCTGCTCGGCCTGCGCACCGGCATGCGAGCTGGCGAGATTCTTTCCCTGTCGCCGGCCAACGTGGATCTCGAGCGACGGGTGGCTACGGTGCAGCACAAGATGCAGCACCTCACCGGGAAGCCGCGGACGGTTCCGCTCTCGAGACAGGCGGTCCGACTCCTGCGCGGTCATCAAGGGTTCACGTTGTCCAGCGACTCCCTGGACGCACTGTTCCGCAAGGCGCGCAACGCGCTGATGATCCCCGACTTGCATTTCCACGACTCGCGCGCCGAGGCGCTGACGCGGCTTGCCCGCAAGGTCGATGTAATGACCCTGGCCCGGATCAGCGGGCACAAGGACCTGCGGGTGTTGCTCGAGACCTACTATCGAGAGTCCGCCTCGGACATTGCTGCCCGCTTGGACTGACTCGCGAGCCACGCCCGAACGTCTGCCTCGCTCCACCGGCGCAGGCGCCGACTCAGGTTGACGGCGGGGCGCGGGAAGTCCGGCCGCTTGGTCAGCCTGTCGGTGACATGCTCCCTGGTGACGCCCAGCAGTTGGGCGATTTTCGCTGTATCAATCAGTGCGCTCATCTTCCCGACTCCTACTCTTTCCCGCGGTGCGGGGCTCTATTGGTGGGGGTCATGCTTCGGCGGCCAGCCAGTCGCTGTAAGCCGACCGTGTTTCCGCGCGACTGCTGTGCTGGATGTCGGTCGCCATGACCGCGTACTTGCTGCGGGTCATGTTCAAGCGACATGAAAGGCACAGGCGTTCCCATACGATCACCGGCCAACCAGGGGCGGTGCCGACCGGCATCAGTGGCCCGGTAAACGTCAGGCAGCCGTCGCACTCACCATGCTTCAGTGGCTCGGGGCGCTTCATCCCGTCACCTCCCCTTGAGGCACCCGTTTGAACTCGATGCACCAGACCCAAGGGTTGGCGTCCCAGGATCCGGGGCCGTTGATCTCGTTCCACAGGCAGGCATAGGCGTTGCGCGGGCCACCGGCCACCATGTGCCCGCCGTCGATATTGCAGGCTCGACCCTTCAGCGTGGGGTGCTCAACCACGCCTTCGGCCAACGCATCCGCCTCGCTGATGTCCTGCAGCCTCTCCACCCGCACGCCGGTGATCTCAAGCGTGATGCGGCTGGCGGCCCGCGGCATGTGGATGCTGGGACGACTGCGCAGGCCGCCGAGGGCCTCTGAAGCGGCGTAGTGGAACCCCGCGTCGGGCGGGATAAGTCGCGGCGGTAGGTGGTCGAAGGCGCGCGGTGCGGCCCAGGCTTCCCTTACCCAGAGGCGCGACCCGCCGACACGATGCCTTGAATCGACGACTGCGCCACACCCAGAGCAAGGGCCGCCTGGCGCTGGCTGCACAGGCCCTTGCTGATCGCCCAGCGAATGTGCTCGCGCTCCAGATCGGTGAACTTCGCTGCCGGATGTCTCTCGCCCACTGTTGATGTGCCGTGAATGCGCTTGTCGTGCCAGTTCTCCGCAGCGGTCCCCCAGCACAGGTTCCCCGGGGTGTTGTTCTCCGGGTTGCCGTCTCGGTGCCTCGTCTCTGCACTCTTGCTGGGCGGCAACCCGTGGAAGGCCATGCAGACGAGTCGATGCACCGACATCGTGACCTTCTTGTTCTCGTGGCAGAGCGACACCCGCAAGTAGCCCTTGCGCTTGTCCCTGTGGCCGACCAGCGGGTACCAATCCACCCGCTCCTTCCGGCCGAACCCCGCGTACTTCGTTCGGCTGTAAATCTGGCCGTCCGACCCCGCCATGTAGTCGTCGTTCGGTGACACCGGGATGGGCTTCAGCACGAGTTGAGAGTTCATGCGCGCAACGGTAACACAACAGCCGGTCGCCGTGCTGGCCGTAGTGGCAACGCTGGCGCACGAACGCGGCCAGCGAATCCGGCGTGCTGATCACCGTGGCGATGTCGTGCGGCCCCGATGTGGTCTGCGGCCTCATCGCTCGCCGTGTCTGGGTCTTCGTGCCGGACAGGATGGCTCTGACCATCGGAGCCGAGAAAAGGATTGGCCGCTCCTTCACCGTGAGCCTCCGTGTGAATCTGGTTGATCGGATGAGCAGGGCGGCAGGGCGTTAGCCACTCGCCCCGAGCAAATTTCAAAGAAGGATTTGGTCATCAGGTCGTCTCGCTTGGCTGGCTACCTGACGCCACGGTCACCGTTGGCGACTGCTCAGGCGCCGGGGGCAGCAGGCGTGCGTGGCGCTGGATAAGCTTCGCCAACGCGTCGTCCCATACCCCCTCCCATGCCCCCATGCCGCGGCATGGGCTGTACGTGGCAGCGGCTTCGATGTCTCGGAGAGCCGCCTGCAGCTCGATCACACGCGCAGCAAGCTCTCCCCGCTGCCGGGCGAGTTCGTCGCGGTCTGCACGCAGGGCTCGTACTTCCTCGGCTTGCTGGCTATCCCATTCGCCGGCATAGACTCCGGTGCGTGTGAGGTTCGCGTCCGGATGCGACGCAGCAATACCACACGTGATGACCATGTGCGTCAACAGCTTGCACTCTCGGCGTGCGGCGTCGCGCTGGTGAATCGCAACGATGGCCTTTCGCAGATCTGCGGCCCACTGGGTTTGCTCCTCGTCCGGCGGGTAAAACTCATCGTGCCGTTGGGCATGCGCTTCGAGGCGCTCTGTGAGGTTGCTCACCGCTCACCTTCCCCAGGCTCATGACCCGCGCCTGCCCTGGAGATGACGCGGCGCAGATGTACGACTAGCGGATGTTTCACGGCCTCAGCCTTGGATTGCTCTATCGTCAGATCCGGGTCTGACGCATTGACCTGCATCGCAATCAGCGCCCGCTCTGCCGCGCGAACGCACGAGACCAGCTCCAGCGTATGGGCGAACAGTTGCGCATTCGCAAGCGCCTCAGCATCCGTCCTGCCGTGCGACCACGCGACGATGCACCCGACAGAGTCGGACTTGACTGCCGGCACAAGATCACCGTTTGCGCCGCGGTCGGTGATGATCGAAAACGGTCCGGGTGTATGCGACATCACAGGAGGCCCTCCCCAGGCTCTACACTCCCGTCATGGGTTGGGGGTTCCTGGCCGGCTTCTGAGGCCTCGGTATGCGCACCGGGGTCTTTCGCTTTCTGGGGCTCTGAGGGATGCTCTGTTGAGAGGGCGGCGCGGGCTTGCCATGCCTCCCAGGCGGCAGTCAGAACATGCACATCGGCATGCTCGATGTAGGTCGTGACGCAGCGCCACAGGCTCGGGCGCTCTCTGTTCACCCACCCCTCAAACGCCTTGCGCTCATCATCTGCTGTAGAAGGTGATGGCACTGCCGAGGGGGTGGCTAGGGCTGCATCGATTCGGTCTTGCACCATCTGCAGGTGCCCGGCAAGGTACTGAGCGATATCGAGCAGCGCGCGAGCTTGTGGCGCATGGCGCGACACGGCCTCAGGTGCTGCCTGCGCTGGAGTGGCGCGCTTGTTCCATGCGGCGATTGCATCGGCATGCCACTTCCCATCGTCAGGGTACGCGCGGCGCGTTTCACCTGCGGTTGCGCCGCACCACTCACAACTGGCGATCCCCCACCGATAAGTGGAGCCTTCCTCGAACGTCAGGCCAACGCGTCCGCAGAAAGGACAGGGGAGCAGCTCTACTGCATGTGGCAGTGGTGTTTGATTCGTCATGCCTGCCTCGCTTTGAGCATCGCGTCGGCCAGCTCGTATGCGCGGTCCGCAACTTGGTCCGGGTCGTGCCGGAGATCGAACTCGACATCTGTGCGGATGGCCTGCATCGCCTTGGCTGCGAAGTAGTCGCGCACCGTCAAGCCAAAATGCTGCGCACAAATGTCGCCGGTCACGTGGTTCAGCTCGTTCAGCGGAAACGCCGGCCCGCCGTCTTGTGTTTGATTCGTCATAGGTCAATCCTCAATTCCATCGAGCACCTCCTGCGAGGGCGTTTCTTTGCTGCGGAAGATCGACCACACGCCGGGCCGCAGCGGGTCGCAGTGCTTGTAGCCAGCCACACACCCTGAGAAATCACCCGCGCATGGCTGCAAGTCGTCAAGCGCGCAACCGCACGAGTTATCCGGCGCAACGAGGCCGCTGTAGCCGTCAGCTTTTAGGCCTTCGCGGACGATCTGAATCACGGTCTTGCTCATTGGTCTATCCGGTTGTGCCTACGCTGGGGCTATCTGACGCCATCGCGCCATGTGCGGGATTCAGTCTTTGGAGATTCGGCTGCGGCGTTGTGGCTGCCTGACGCGCCGCTCGCCGGCATGGGCTGCGTGGCGGGCAGGACCGAATCTCCCAAAAGACGCCGGCCTGCAGCTCGGATGGCCTCCCCAATGTCGATATCTCCACCTGGGCCTTCCCACATGCACCCATCCCACTGCTGGGCGAGTTGCTCGACAAGTAGCTGCACACGAGAGGGCTGCGTGGCAATTGCAACGAGCCTTGAAAGCGCGTCACACCCCCCCTCTGTGTCGTACATGTACTTCGGTAGCTTGGCCCGCTTCGCAAGCGCCTTGATGTCAACTTGCGCCGGCTGCTGTGGCACCCGAGCTGCTCTATCTGCGAGTACGCAGGCTCGGGCGTATTCGCGCATGTCATCGTCTGTCATTGCTGCTCCCCGATAGCTGCTGCGGCGCGGACGATGGCTCGGCGGGTGGCGGCGTTCTCGTCGCCGCCATGGTCGGCCACCCACTCACTCAGGCTGTCGTAGTCGTCGCCGAGCGCAAACACCACGCTTGCAGCAGGCCCTCGCTCGTCGCTGGTCTTTCCACAAAGCATCAGGTCCATGCGCAGCTTCACAGCCAGCCGTAATGCATCTCCGTCGTCGGTGAGCGGGTTCCAAAGCTCCCACGTCGAGTACAGCGGGTGATCCTTGACCTGGAACCATCCGCGCTCGTCGGTGCGATAGCACGTATAACCCGCCGCCTTCGCAGCCCGCTCCAGCAGCTCTCGATCACTGCGATCTGTCATTGCTGTGCTCCTGTGGCCTTTGAGAGGGCGGCAGCCAGCGCGGCCGCTGCCATCGCCTGCACGGGCACGCCAAGCGCAACGGATAGGCGGGCACACAGCACGATGCCGGGCTCGCACTTGTCGCATTCGAGGCCGTGCAGGTGGCTCTTACTCATGCCCGCAGCCGCGGCAACCTCATCTAATGTCATGCCAAGCGCAGTGCGCTTCGCTTTGAGAATCGTTCCGAGGCTCATTGCTTGCTCCCGTACTTGGAGAGGGCGACGTCGGCCTTGGCGAGCAACTCGGCAAGTGCCACCACACGATGTCCGCATGGCGCGTGATACCTGCGCAACCGATCAAGCGCCTCCACAAGCTCCCGCACATCTGGCGAGACAGCGGGATCAGGCTGTACAGCGGGTGGTGATGGAGGGGTGGCGAGAGCATCCACGATGCGACGTGCAACCCACCCCTCCCAATGCTGGTCGCCGGGCGGAACCTCTTGCGAGCACAGGATCTCGTAAACCGTCTGTACTCGCGCGTCGCCCCACTGCGTCTTCGGCTCGGCCTGCACTCCCTGGGGTGCTGCGAGCCGCGTCCTCAGATTGCCTGCGAACCGCTTGCATGGCTCGATTGCTTCACGACGGAAGTGAGAAACAAGAGCCATCTCCTCGGCAACTGCAGAATCGAACGCTTGCAGATCAGGCGAGGGCAGGGATGCTGCTAGTTCTTCGATTGCTGCGCGCAGTTCACCGGCAACCGCACGTATCGCGGCGTCGCCCATGCGGGCGCTGCACCTGCTGCCGTACTCCGGCATCAGACGCTTGCACTTCTCTACCAGTTGGTCTCGGGTTGTCATTGAATTCCTCTCTTGTTCATTTGCTCGCGCCATGTGGCTGACTCTCTGACGCGACGGTCACGCTACTAGGTCAACCCCGGCGAAGCGCTGCGTGTTGCGGTCGGCGGCCTTCCTCAGAAAGGCCTGGACGGCTGGAAGATCTGAGCGCTGGATGTGCTTCACTTCGATCCCGCGAGAAGCGCCTTTCCTCGGATGCATCCACCACAGGACCAGAGATACATGCGCAGTCGGGGCCGTATAGATGCTCCCGTGTCCTTCGCACTCTGGGCACAATTTCGGAAGCCCAAGCCGGGCGAGACGCGCCTCAGTGAGGATCATTCGATTGATGGCATCGTGACCCATGCGGCGTGCGCCAGGCGCATTGGCAGCGTTCACGCTCGCCACTGTGTCAGTCGGCTGTACGCGCCCAGCTTTGAGGAGCGCATCGAATTCGTCCTGAGTAATCTTGTCGTTCCAGTGCTCGCCGCGCTCGTTCATGTGGCTGTAGAAGCCATTGACGACCTCCTGCGCAAGCGGGTGGTAGCCGTTACCGCCACAGGCGCCGCACTCCTGTGATTCGCGGTCGACTTCAAAATAGAAGCCGGCGCACTCGTTCAGATCGTCAAGTTCCCAGGGTCCGAAGTCGGACCACGAGTCGGAAACGATGGGCGAATTCCACCCATCGCCATGAACGATCATGTAGTCCTCGTGCGGCCCCCAGGAGCAGTAGCTCGGGTTTGCCTTGAGCAGGTCTAGCTGCCACTGCTCAGCGTTGAGCCGCTTGGCCTCGTCGTCGTCAAAGTAGCGCATGTGTTGTCCCTTGTGTGTTTCGCGACGGTCAGCGGTCTGGCATCAGGTGCCTTGCGAGGCGGTGTCGAACACAACACCCTGCTGCGCGCCGAAGGCCTCGATTAGGGTCTGAAGCTCGTTCATCTCGGCCACACTCATCTGTGAGGTGCTTTGCCCGAGCACAACGAATCCAGTGCCGTCGATGTTTGGCACCACATCTTGCTTCTTCAGCGCGGCAGAGAAGATGTGCTTCCATTGCTCCGGTGACAGCTTCCGGCCGTGCCACACGACTCGCTCGGCAACCTCTGTGAGAAGTGCCCACATACGAGCGTTAGCGGCCAATGACCGGGTCGGCGGCTGTACGGTCACGATGAAGCCATCAGGCGCCGAGGCGACACACTCGACGGCATTTGCGCGGGCGGTGCGATGGACGAGGCGGAAGGTGCGCTTCATGCAAGCTCTCCCCGACCGACAGCCCGAGCCGTGGCCTGTGTCTTGGCGATGTACTGCTGCTCAAGCTGGCGGCGCTCGGCCAGCGTCATCTCGATCAGCAGGTCATGCTCGGCGTGGTGGCCCATGTGCCCCGGCCTCGTGCTGCACAGCGGGAAGCATTCCAGGTCGCTCGCTTTCTGGCCCAGCCCTCGCCCGCAGTTCGGGTGCGCCGCTTGCGAGTAGCCCTCGATGCCGCACACGATGCAGGGTAGTGAGGCAACCCAGCGTCTGTACGACTCCGAGCGCGCGGGCGACACCTTCGCCACCACCACAGGCTCATTCGCTGCTGGCGCGTACACACCACGGCAGCCAACGAGCGGCTGAATCGGAGCGCGGGGAGGGCGCTGGTACTCCGGCCGCTTGAACGTGCCGCGCTTCATTTCTCGGCGCTCCGCAGATGCTGCCACTCGGTCATGTACTCGCCCCGGAAGAACGGCGGCGGCGCGAAAGTGCGCGGCACGTAGCCGGGAATCTCCTGCACCCTCACGTGATCCGGCACGACTACCGGCGCGGAATCCCACTTCCTCCGCGGTGCGCTGCTGATGTGCACCGTAGCTGGCTTCGCCGGCTTTGCTGGCTTCTCGCGCTTGTGCTTTTGAACGGGCTTTGGCTTTGGCGTGGGCGCCGCTGTAGCCTTCGGTGGCCTGGGCGCCCTCTCCGGCTTCGGAAGCCTTGCCAGCCGCTCGCGAGCCCGCTGCGCATGCTTGCGGTTCATCTCGGCTCGCCTCTGCTTGCGGACCTCGACAAGACGGGCGGCCACAGCCTCGCGGCAGTCCTCCAGGCGCTCCTGGGTCGCATAGAAAAACCGGTCAGAGTGGTGGATGCCGTTCGAGAAGCAGCGGCCGCTCTGCTTGAGCAGATACAGCGCTGCCGTGCATTGCTTTGACTCCAGGCCGCACGCTTGCAGAACCTGCTGGGACGTCATCCCGAGCGGGCTCGTATCGGCTGCCAGGATGCCGTGCACGAGCGGCAGGATTCCCTGATGGCTTGTCTTCGCCATGGCTACCTGATCTCCAGCCGGTGGCCGCGCACGAGATGGGCGCCCGACACATCGCGCCCAGCCTTGATAGCCTCGGCGATGGCCTTCTTGTCGGGCGCCGGTGGTGGCGGCTCAGGCTGCCGCATGAACTCAGCCGGGATGAGCCCAGGCTCGTGGATGGCCACCGACGGCGGGTTCTGGCGCACGGCCAGAGCGAAGTGTGGACACTCGATCTTCTGGACGCCCGCGAGTTGCATGCAGTCCAGCAGGTACTTCGTGACGCGCTCGGCGCGAGCCTCCAGGGCCTTGCGGCGCGCAGCCATGGCGGCCTCGGCCTCCTTGATCGATGCCGCCAGGGCCTGCATGTTTCGGATCACGCATGCTGTGCTCGTGGCCTTGGCCTGCAGATCTCCGACCATGCCATCCAATGTGTCGAACACAACGTCGTCCGGCAGATCCAGGTCGGCCAGCTTGTCAGCAGCCTCGCGGTACTCGTGAGACAACAAGTAGAGGGCGGTCACTGCACATCCTCCTTGGCGGGTTTCCTGGCCTTGGCGGCCTTGGTTGCTGCGGCGGCGCGGATCTGCGCCTCGGCGTCGGCGTCGTTCTCGCGCTGGGCCGCCTCGATGGCGGCGGCCACGATGCGCTTCAGTTCGCCGGTAGTGCCCGCGGCATCGATGGCGGCCTTCTGGTCAGCCAGCCAGTGCTCGCGCTGGGCGTCGCGTGAGCGAACGTCGTGCGTTGTTGCGTCGGCGTCGTTGTCGCCCTCGGTCGGAATGGCGAATGCCTGCATGACGGCGTACTTATAGGCCGCGCTCATGGCCTTGTTCGTTGCCTTGTCGGCAGAGTCCATCGCCTCGCCGTAGGTCTTGACGGTGTGCTTGCTGCCGTCCTCGGAGCACACGAAGTCGAATTCGGCCTCGACGGTGACGTAGAACAGCGCGCCGCCCCTTGCGCTCTGGCGCTCGACGCAATCACGGGACAGGACGCGCGGCAGGATGCACAGGCCATTGCTCGCCAGCAGTGGAGAGACGGCGTTAAACACATCGTCAATCCCCCGGAAGTTGTACCCCTGTTGAGAATTGCGCCGATCCTTCGTAATGCCGGTTTTCGCCAGTTCACGCTGTACGGCGTTGATAGACTTGTAGACGTTCATGGTGATCAGAACAGGAGTTCGTCTAATGGAGTGACAACCTCAAAACGAGGGTCGCAAATGGCCGCGTAGAGCACGGCCTGGAAAAGCGTGATGCGGTCCGATTTCGCAAGGAGGTTCATCCGTCGCGCCGCCGCAGTGGCCGCCAGGAAGCGGCGGTGAAACTCGTCGCTGCAGGTGGCAATCACGTTGTCGCTGCCCTTGGTGAAGCTGTTGAACTTCTCGTGCGGGTTGCGGTAGTCGTTGCCTATCGGAATCGCAGAGCCGCCAACCTCCCACCCATCAGCCATGAGCAGCGCCGCGAACTGGTCGTACTTGTCATATGGGACCAGCACGAGCCAATCCTTATCCGTATCGGTTGGCGGCGGATTGCAGGTGACGCGGCTGCCCACGGCTGTGATCTGCGTGTGCAGATCGCCGATCTGGGGCATTGCTGGCGCAGCAGGTGCACTCACGTATGCGGCCTCAACGCCGACATCGTCAAAATCGATCACGACTCGCTCCCGGGGTAGAACTGCGCGTGAGTCCACTTGTGGAGCTGCAGCAGCATCCGCTCGAACGATGGGCCATCGTCAAACTCATCCCAGTAGCGACACCAATCGGGATCGCATGCGGCCATGGCATCGAGAGCGCGCTTGCCTGTTGCACGAATCTCAAGCATCCGTGCCGTCTGCACGATGTGGATTCGAGCCGCCAGCCCAAAGAGGGTCAGCGCGAGAACGGAGAACATCGAGAGCATTTGGAGCCTCCGGGTGTCAGAGCCAGGACTGCAGCTTTGCCTTGCCTGCAGCCAGCATTGCGCCGAGCGTGCCGAACTTCTTGCCGCACCAAAACCCGCCAGCGAAGGTGCCGATGGCGAAGCACAAGAGGATGAAATCGACCATGTCTTTCTCCGTCGGGAGCGGCCGGAGCCGTGAGGCCCCGGCGCGCACCGTTTAGTCGTTGATCGCGGCGACCACCAGTTCGGCGGTGGTCGCGAACTTCTCAGCCTCGGCCATCGTCTTGGCGTCCACGATGTCGAACTTGCAGCCGGTGAGCTGGTCGTCCAGCTTCTTGAGGTACGCAGCGGCGCCCGCGTCGTTGCCGACCTGCACGAAGAGGATCGTCAGTTCGTCGTCGCTGTTGAGCTTGTTGCTCGCGTCGCGGATGACCTTCGCAGCGGCGGCCTCGTCGTCGGGCACACCATCCGTGAACACCAGGATGAAGTCCTTCTTGTCGGACTTGCCGGCCAGCTTGAGAGCGGCCTGCAGCGCCTCGGCCAGCGGCGTGGAGCTGCGCGGCGAGCGGTTGCGGAAAATCTCGCTGACCTTCTCGACGTTCACGCCGTCGTGCGTGTCGATGCCCTGACCGCTGAACACGACAAGGCCGATGCCGTCGCTGTCGATCTTCTGGATGTCGCGGCAGAACTGCTCTGCAGTCTCCTGCATGGCCTTCCAGCGGGTACGCCCGCCTCCCATGTCTTCCGTGGCCATTGACCCTGAGGCGTCGATGACGGCAATGAAGTCGTACTCGGACAGGGTTGCAGTGATGTCACTCATTGATGTTTCCTTGAAGGAAAGTTGGTTGCTGGCGATTGGCGGCCCGCCAGCTAAGCCGTGAATCAGGGCGCCAGTGGGTCAGCCACGCAGCGCTGAGCGAATGGCCCTAAGCAGCCAGCCGACAGGCCCCACCCTCTCAACCTCAACAGCCGCAGCCATCTCAATCGAGCGAGGGAAGGCCTCAGCAAAGGTGCGCGGGTAACGACGAGTAGTAGGCCAATCAGTCATGGAGCAACCCCCGACCACCACTCAACAGCAGCACCAGCCAGCGCGGCACCAATCGCAATCGCCACCCACGCACCAGCCCACCAATCGCGGCTCATGCCACCACCCGATAGGCCACGATGTCAGCTCCGCAGCCAAGCTGGTACCACGCCAGATCCCCGGCCACACAGCCGCCATTGATGCCGCCACGAAGCCTCACCTGCACGCTGACGGCGGCATCAACAGGCCGATCCCCGCCCTCCCACTTGATCCACCCATCTGCATCCGGGAGCGGAGGCCACTTCAGCGGCTTCTGCGGTGTGCGCATCCACTCGGGTGTGTAGTCACCCTGCTCGAATGCGATGACCTGGCGAACCGGGGCGAAGTGGCGTTCAGTCCGCTCGCGAACTTCGTCATAGGCCCGGCTCGGCACGCCCAGGCCGAACTTCGGCGAGCGCGCACCAGACTCTTTGAGAGACTGCACAAGAGCAGGAAACCCAAGCATGTGATCGCGTGACATTGATTTCTCCTAGAGAGTGAGTGCCGCAAGCTCATCAAAGTCGCCGGGCACACTGGGATGAAAGTCGTAGTTGGTCTCCCGGAGCGGACGCAGAGCGCGCTGACTGCCGGGAGGGGCTGGATGGGACAGGGCGGACTGCAGGGCGTCGGCGGCGTCGACGGCATCGACCTCGATGCGCTCGACCCGGACGAATGGCTCGGGCCATGTGATCGTGAGAACAAACCTCACTTGCGGCTCGCCTTCTTGGGTGGCTCCGCAAGGCCTCGCCATCTGGCCGACTGATCGATACTGTCGCTTTGCTGTTCATCGGCGGCGCCATCGACGGACACATCGCTGACGCACCAGTAGCTCCCATTCCAATAGCTGAATTTGCTCGTCGCATCGGTGGGCACCCGCTCATACACCCCCTCGCGAACCGGCTTCACATTGCCGCGAAACCACGGTGTCTTCTTCACTTCAGCGCCTCCATCGCCTTGTTCTTGACCCGCTGCAGCGCATCAACGAGGTGCGGCGGCAGGTATGAGTCCACGCTGTACGGCCGCTCACGTCCCGCTACCTCGATCAATACCGAGTCGATAGCGGAGAGCATCTCGGCGACGAGAACCTTGTCGTCGGCGTGCTGATCGCTGCGGCCTTCGGCGTATGCATGCTCAAGCGTGTTCATTGCCGCTCGCGCCACAACGCGCCATTTCATGGACACGCTGGTGCTCGTGGCTGCGTAGCACACGAGTTCCACAGCGTCGCCTGGCGTTGGCGGCGAGCCGTCGAAGAACAGTTGCAGGTTCTCTGGCGTCGTGCCACTCAGCAGAAACGGCACGAACTTGGTCGGATCGAACACAAGTGCGCCCTCCGCTGCCGGGATGTCGTCCGCACCCTGGTGCGCTTCGTCACGGTGGCTCATGCAGCCCTCCTCTCTTCGCCCCAGGCTTCGTCTGCGTCATCACGAGCCCACTGGCGGCGGTCCTCTGCAGTGATCTGCGGCGCATGCTCCAGCTCGTGCTCGAAGTCGGCCAGCGCGTCCTCGCTCAGACCATCGGTGATGAGCTTCGCAACGTGCTTGTTGCGCCCAGACCAGACGACTACATACTTCCGCGCCGGCGCAATGTTCCGGTGCCACGGCCCAGGCGAATGTGCACTCATGGCCGCACCTCACCTTCAGTAGCCGCATACACCCTGTCGATAGCCCACTTCGCGAGCCTTGCGCCAGCCAGGATGATTCCCACGACCATCGCAGCGGTGACGATGTGCGCGCTCATGCGGCCTCCGGCGTGTATGTGATGGCGAGCAGCTTCTGGATCTGCCCCTCAAGCTGCGTTGCCTTGGCCTGGGCCTCAGCCAGGATCTGCTGCTTCTCGGCGCGAAGGCTCTCGACCTTGTTGCCGATTAGGGTGTCGTGATCCGGGATGTCGACCGTGATCGTTGCTTCGCCAACGTAAGTCCATCCCACCGACTTCATGTCCCAAGAGCAGAAGCTCAGTGAGCTGACGGCCGCGCCGTGGTTATCGCCAAGCAACGCATCCGGGCTTCCGCTTTCCGACAGCCACGCCTTCGTCTTGCCGGTGATCGTCTTCATGCCAGCGCCTCCAGAACGTCATCCATCGCCGCGGCCTGCTGGGCCGACACCTCGTCATCCAGCCTCGCCGGCTCAAGCGCTGGAAGCACTGCTAGGACCGGCGCAGGTGTCAGAAGACCAGGGTGATCCGCAAGGAAGTAGGCGATGTCGCTGTAGTCGCCGCTCATGCAGCCTCCTGCGCGGCTTGCTCAACAGATGGCGTATCGAACGAGCGCCCGGCAGAGCGGGCCAACGACAGCAATGCATCCTTGTGGTCGCGCCAGAACTGCAGGGCGGTCCGGCCGTCCATCGCGACGATGCGCGCGTCATCGAATGCGGCCCACTCGGCAAGCGAGTGCAACTCACATCCGATCTGCATGTGCGCATCGAGGATCGTCACCACGTAGTGCAATCCATAGAGTTGGATCGGCCGCTTGTTGATGACGATGCCATCGCGCCACGTGGCGCCCGCGAGGTAGGCGTCCGCGAGGTTGGCGCCCGCGAGGTAGGCGCCCGCGAGGTTGGCGCCCGCGAGGTTGGCGTCCGCGAGGTTGGCGCCCGCGAGGTTGGCGCCCGCGAGGTTGGCGCCCGCGAGGTAGGCGCCCGCGAGGTTGGCGCGCGCTCCAGTCGCCTTCTCCAGCGCGAACCGAGTACGCAAGCCAGCCTCTATGTCATCAGGCACATCGCACTCAAACAGCGCTGCGCCGGTATAGCGGTTGGTGATCTTGTGCAATGCCATGCTTTGCTCCATCTGTGACTCCGCGTGTTGTTGCGGTGTCGATGGAGTCATTGGACACCGATGACCTACGCGCGTCAAGTCATAAATGACCAATGTTGAGCGTGATGGGTGGTTTTTGTGCGGACTGACGCCCCTCGGCCATGGGATTGCCGCTCACGCGCTCGGCATAATTCGCCCGGCCATGAACCCAACAAACGACGAAGTGGGTAGGTGGGCCAGGGAGGCCCATCTCATCATCGGCGAGGGAGACCCGGACGAGGGTCTACTCGCATTCGCCCGAGCGGCCTATGCGGCTGGGCGCGAACGAGCGCTAGCGGAGATCGCGGCAGAGCGGGCCGAGGCTGGCGACTGAGCCTAGGACGAGAGTAGTCGCCGCAAGCGAGCGAGGAGTGCGCGCTCCTCCGTGCTGATGGGCGCATCCGGCGGCGTGGCCGGGTCCATGTCTTCCAAGAGCAACTGCCAGGGCTTGAGCCCGCAGGCGGCGGCGATCTTGTCCAGGTTATCCAGGGTGACCGCGTGCTCACCTTTGGTGAGTCTGTCTATTAGGCGCACATCCAGCTCCCGACGAAGCGCCCAGGCCCGAATCGAGGGACGCTCTCCGGGAGCCGTCTCGTGCTCAATCAGTCGCCTGAGGTTCGCCGCAAGGATAGCGCGCAAGTCTTGAGTGGCCATTTCGTGAATATGCCCTACTGGACTGGTCGGGTTTGTCTAGCGATGTGGCTTGCACGTTGGACAAACGTGACTCACAATAGAGCCATGGTCACAAGATCCGAGCTTGCCGAGATGCTCAAAGCCGTCCGCGTCGATGACGTGGTGCGCGAATCCGGCGTTTCACAAAAGACGGTGTACAGGCTGCGGCACGTCAAGCACGCGCCCACGCTCGACACGGTGGAGCGGCTGCTGGGCGCGATTGCGCGAATCAAGTCGCAGTCCAAGCGGGCGCGGAAGTCGCGCTAGCGCCCCATGCGCTCCATCCTCACCCCCTGCAAGACCGTGCTGTGTGCTGTCGCCTTTGTGGCGTTGCTGCTCATCTGGGCAGTGGTCTACATGGCTGAGGGAGCGCTGGACAAGCTGCTGGTGTGGATCGTCAACCAGTGGCCGGAGGGCTGAGTGAGCCTCCGCAAAGATCAACGACGAGGCGGCGTGGAAAGCAGACACGCAGTCGAGGGCAAGCGGGGATCGCTCACTGAGCGTGTAACCGTCCTGAGTGGCGAGCAGCGGTCGGCTTCGGCTGATTACAAGGGAACCTGCGCGATACCGATGCACCTGCGGATAGCCGGAGTAGCGCCCGGCCCTCGTCACCATCACTCTGACATCTCAAGCGAGAGCACCCACTCTCGGTGCAGAGCATCAATCGCGCGTCGGAACACTAGCCGAGCGAAAGTCCCCGCCGCCATTTCATCCCCTCCTCCCGGGCGGCGGGATTCAACGTCCCCGGCCGGCGTCACTGTCGGTCGGGGCGTCTTTTCTTTCTTGCGTTCGTCAGACATGGGTAATCTCCGTGTTCGACGCCTCTGTGCTGCATCCAGTCCCAAAGCCCCAACCGAGGGGGCCTCCAACGTTGGAGGTTGCGGGATTCGGGTGCAGCCCAGAGGCGTTTGGTTTTTGAGCACATCGCATGTGTTCACTTTCGTCCTCTTGCGACCGGTGCATCAACCGGTGCACCGATTTCATTTCTCTATGGAGGCCCCCATGGAACAAATTGAGATCCCGATGTACCGCCGAGTAGACGGCCCCTGCATCGTCCCGACACGCCACCTTCGCCTAGTGCGCACCTATCGAGAGGTTGTGCGTCTGTGCTGGGTTCTGCGCAAAGCAAAGGGCTTGAGGCCCACCGACTTGGCCCGTGACTTCGGGTTTACGCGCCAGCACGTGTCCGACTACCTGAACCAGGACGACCTCCCTCATCGGCGGAATTTGCCGCCTGAGGAGATCAAGCTGTTCGAGGACGTGTGCGGCAACACGGCAATCACGCAATGGCTTGCGACCCGGCAGAGCTTCACGCTGCTTGAGGAGCTGCAGGCCGAAAGGATGGCGGCATGAGCTGGACCACCGACAGCGCCGAGTGGCTTGCAGAGCAGGTCAAGGCCCATCCCGAGATGACGAAGCCGGAACTGCGCCGCTGGTGCTCGAAGAACTACCCCTACGCCCAGCGCTCAGGCTGGGCCTACAAGGCGTGGACGAAGGCATTGCGCGCGTACTTCGACCCGCAGGCCGTCCGGCCGGTACGCGCAGGCAAGACCCAGCCATCGGCGGGCGAGTTGGAGCGTGCTGGCCAGCAGAGGTTGTTCCCATGACCTTCAAACGCCCCTCCGACTTCCTGCGCAGCAAGGCAACAGGCACCAAGGGCCTGCGCCAAAAGCTTCGCGCAGCAGAGCGACACATCCGTGATGCCGAGACCATTGGATGGCCAGCACTGGCCGAGAGCTGGCGGCGTGATGCGGACGCCATAAAGCGGCGCCTTGATGAGCTTGGGGCGGCGCATGCGCTTGCGCGCCGTCGCGTGGCCGAGCTTCAGCGCGCGTAACCCAAACATAACCCACGGGTTTCCAGTGATCGTAGACCCTGACTTCTTGGACCACTGGCGCACCGGCATGGTGGTCGATGCGCTGGGCGATCCCATGGCGCCCATGTACATCCTGCGCTTGTGGGCCCACTGCCAGGAGCGTAAGTCGGACATGTTCACCATGCCGACCCGCGGCCTAAAGGCGCAGTGCAAATTTCCTGGCGATGCGGATGCATTCGAGCAGGCACTGCGGGAGGCCGGCTTCATCGAGCGCCAGGGCGCAGCGATCCATGTATGCGGCTGGGCAGAGAAGAACGCCTCACTGCTGGCTGCCTGGGAGAACGGAGCCAAGGGTGGAAGGCCGAAGAAGAAACCCAGTGAAAACCCACAGGTAACCCAAGGCGAACCCAGTGCTAACCCAAATGAAACCCAGACGAAACCGATAAGAGAAGAGAAGAGTAGAGAAGAGCAGAGGCAACCTTCGGTTGCTATAGCGCGTGGAACGCGCCTCGCCAGCGACTGGCACCCAGGGGAGGCGGGCCTTGCGTTCGCTGCAAAGCAGGGGCTCGTCAACGGAGTTGCCCAGGCCGAGCTGGAGAAGTTCCGGGACCACTGGGCGGCAAAGCCCGGCAAGGACGGGACGGCGCTCGACTGGCAGGCGAAGTGGCGCACATGGTGTCGCAACGCAATCGAGTGGCGCGGTGGGCGCGGTCCCCCAGCAGTTGGCGGCAGCAAGCAGACAGCCCTGGAGGCCAGAAACCGCGCGGTGATTGACGAGTTCATGCGAGAGACCAATGAGCCCATCTGACAAAGCCAAGTTCATGGATGTCCTGAGCGGCGTTCACGACTTCTATGGCCGTGACCTGTCGAAGTTCGCTGTGGCCGTTTGGCTTCAGGCATGCGAAACGTTCGATGTCGAGCAGGTGACCAAGGCTTTGTCGGCTCACCTCATGGACGCCGAGCGCGGCCAGTTCATGCCCAAGCCTGCGGACATCGTTCGGCAGCTGCAAGGCACGAACACCGATCGCAGCCTGATCGCATGGGGCAAGGTCATGGATGCCTGCCAGCGGGTGGGGGCCTACACCTCGGTCTGCTTCGATGACGGGATCATTCACGCGGCAATCGAGGATATGGGCGGGTGGGTGAAGCTCTGCCGCAGCAACACCGATGAGCTTGGCTACCTGCAAAAGCGGTTCTGCGATGCGTACAAGGCTTATGCAGGCCGCAGCGACGTGACGTTTCCGGCGCTGCTGGCCGGCGAGCATGACATCGGAAACGCTGCGCGCGGCTACCGCGCCAAGCCGCCGGTACTGATTGGCAATCCAGAGCGTGCAAAGCGGGTGCTTCTGGCTGGCACCAACGAGCAGAAAACGCAGATCACGCATGTGTCCGCCGGGCTGCTTGGCATGCGGCGAGAGGGGGATGCGGCATGACCCCGGCATGTATGGGTGGCATGTGTGCCCAGCGCGACCACTGCGCTCGGTATCACCAGCTTGACCGCTGGGGTCGGCCGGCAGAGCGCTTGTGCGAGCGCGGCGGGAACGAGATGTACCTGCCGCTCAAGCCGGTGAGGGTGGTTCGGCCCTCAACCGTCGCGCCAGTGGGTCAGCCACCGGCGCGGAGCGAATGACTATGGCTTCAGCAGCCCTTCGCGAATCAGCCGCTCCCGCTCTGCATCAAGGATCGGAGCAAGCCAAGAGGCAACACCGAGGACTCGGAGTGTTTCCTGGCGCACGGGAGAGAGCCGGATGGGCATCACCTCGCCGCGCTGCTCGGGGGCAAGGCGAGGCTTCGGGCCGGGCTTTGCGCGTGGGGTGCTCATCAGATCGAGGTGATCGCAACAGGGTTCGCCCAGTCGCAGGCTTCCGACTCGTCCCCTTGATGGGCGACGCAGTCAGGGTCGGCGCGATACGCGGCCTGGGCTGCATCCCACTCTGGCGTGGTTGCCCACTCGACGCGGTACTCGTTGCTGTCGTCGTCCATGGCCGTTGCACGGTAGCGCACGCCGCCGTCGGTTCCGTAGTTGTCGGCGTAGGCCTGTTGCGTCAACGCCAGGGTGCGGCCCTCGTGGCTGACCGTGCCGAACTTCGATGCTGCTGCTTGGTAGGTTGTGCTCATCGTCATCTCCCAGTTGCTGGACCGCACTGCGCTGTCCATGGGTATTAATGTAATACACAGATAGAGGAGACGCAAGTGGAATCGCGTAATACACAGATCGGGACAAACCCGGACATCGACCGGGACAACGAGCGCCGGGCAGTGCAGGTCATCGCGGGGCTGCTACTGGGGCTGGCCGTGATCTTTGCGGCAGTGATCGTGGTAGCCAGGGCATGAGCCGCGCAATCCACATCGAGGTGCCTCTGCGCATCGAGAGCACGCCGAACAAGCGCGAGCACTGGGCCAAGCGCGCAGCAAGGGCCAAGCTGCACCGCACAACGGTGTGGGCGGGCCTGCGGCAGGCGGACGTGTTCCCGCGGCTCATGGGGCCTGTGGTCGTCACGATCACCCGAGTGGCCCCGCGAGAGCTGGACGACGACAACCTGGCAGCAGGCGCGAAATCGGTGCGTGACGGTGTGGCCGACTGGCTTGGCGTGGACGACAGAGACCCGCGAATCACATGGCGCTACGCCCAGGAGAGAGGAAAGCCCAGGGAGTACGCGTGCCATGTGATGGCGGAAAGCGTCGACGTGCCCAAGGATGAGTTCGTAAGGGCGCAGGAGGCCACAGATGTGTGACGCATGCGAACACGCCGAACACCGGCCAGCGCACAGCATGTTCCGAGCGAGCTGCAAGCAGTGCCAAGCCCGACAACTAGCCCACGGGCAGGACTACTGGCAAAGCGAGAGAGCGAAAGAGCTGACACCGCAGTACCGCCAGGCGCTCAAGAGCACCTTTGGCGACCAGTGGCCGCAGTGGCACGAGGCAGTCAAGGTATGGGCAAAGCGGATCAAGGAGACGAGATGATTGCGCTACTGATCACTGGTGCCTTGCTGCTGGCTGGCATCGCAATCTGGGCAGCAAGGGGTGACTACTACGACGAGCAGGAGCCGAGGTGAGACCAATCCAGATCATCCGCTCAAGGCTCGGCGTATCCCAGCAGGTGCTGGCCACAGAGTTGGGATGCAGTCAAGCGAACATCAGCTACTACGAGCGAGGGCAGCCGATGCCACCAGACACCGCCAAGAAGCTGATCGCATTCGCCCGCACGAAGGGCTTGGCGCTCAGCTACGACCATGTGTATGGAGCAGCAGAGGTGCCGAGGATGACGGAGGTTAGCGATGGCTAGCAAAGTGCAGGACGGTGCTGCCAAGAGACTGCCGCCGAACGCCGGCAAGGGCCGCGTGAAGGGCGTGCCGAACAAGGTCACCCGAGAGTTCCGCGAGACCGTCAGGAGGGTGCTGGAGGATAACGCCGAGAACGTCGGGCGCTGGCTCACGGTGGTGGCCGAAGGCGATGGGACGGACGACAACAAGCCGGACCCCGCGAAGGCCTTGGATCTGCTGGCCAAGCTGGCTGAGTTCGCCGCGCCAAAGCTCGCGCGTACCGAGCATGTGGGCGAAGGCGGCGGCCCAGTGAGGGTGGCGCGGGTTGAACTGGTGCCGATGGAGAGCGAGACGAAGTGACGGTCGGCCGGATTGAGCTGCCGAAGAAGCTGATTCCGGTATTCGCCGGGGAGGCTGACGTGCGCGGCGCGTATGGTGGCCGCGGTTCGGCGAAGACGCGCAGCTTCGCGAAGATGATCGCCGTGCGTGGCTACATCTACGGCGCGGCTGGTGTGCGCGGGCAGCTACTGTGCGCCCGGCAGTACATGAACAGCCTGGAAGACTCGTCGCTCGAAGAGTGCAAGCGCGCGATCCAGGACGAGCCCTGGCTGGCCGAGTATTACGACGTAGGCGACAAGTACATCCGAAGCCGGGATGGGCTGATTTCGTTCTCGTTCGCCGGGCTGGACCGGAACATCGCCAGCATCAAGTCCAAGGGCCGCATCCTCATTTGCTGGGTGGATGAGGCCGAGCCGGTCACAGATGATGCGTGGACTACCCTGATCCCGACCTTGCGCGAAGAGGGCGAGGACTGGAACGCCGAGTTGTGGGTGACCTGGAACTCGAAGCGCAAGACCGCGCCGGTGGAGAAGCGGTTCCGCAACTCGACCGACCCGCGCGTGAAGGTTGTCGAAATCAACTGGCGCGACAACCCCAGGTTCCCTGCCAAACTGGAGCGCGAACGCCTGCGCGACCTTAGAGACCGGCCGGACCAGTACGGGCACATCTGGGAGGGCGAGTACGCCACGGTGGTGGAGGGCGCCTACTATGCGCTGCACCTGACCAAGGCGAAGCAGGAAGGTCGCATCTGCCGCCTCGTACCTGACCCGCTCATGGTGATCCGACTGATCGCGGACATCGGCGGCACTGGTGCGCGTGCCGACGCCTTTGCGGCGTGGGCGGTTCAGTTCATCGGCCGGGAAATACGGGTGCTCGATCACTATGAGGCGGTGGGACAGCCTGCATCGACCCACCTGAAGTGGTGTCGGGACCGTGGCTACACGCCAGGACGGGCGCAATGGTGGCTCCCGCATGATGGTGACAGCCACGACAAGGTGTTCGACGTGTCGTATGCCTCAGCGCTCAAGCAGGCCGACTACGAGGTGACAGTGGTGCCGAACCAGGGCAAGGGCGCTGCCAAGTCCAGGATTGAGGCGGCCCGCCGCGTGTGCCCATACGTGTGGTTCAACAATGGCCCAAGCACGGACGCATCCGGCAATCCTGTGGATGACGCCACTGGAGCCGGGCGTGCGGCGCTGGGCTGGTATCACGAGAAGCGCGACCAGGAGCGCGGCATCGGCCTCGGGCCGGAACACGACTGGTCCAGCCATAGCTCAGACGCTTATGGGCTCATGGCCATCGTCTACGAGGGCATGCGTAAGCTGCAGAACCGTCCGGCGCCGCCCCCTGTTGAGCCGATCCCCATGGTCAGCCCGTTCTCCCGCCGTTAGACTCGTGGGTTGTATGAGCAGTCGCGGAGTCTCCGGAATGGATTTTGTAGTACGCCATCCTCGGGGATCTGCGGAGTTCATGGCCGCAGCCCTGCGCGGCGCAATCCCAGGCGTGCGCCGGGTGATCTTTGGCGGCACAAACGCCGACGTTGATACGGCCAGCATCCCCGAGGACATCTGGGGCGGCAGAAGGAATCATCCCGCGCCCGACAGCGGCAGAGTCGTGGGAGATCGTCAGCAGCAGCGCAAGCGATGCAACAGGGCGCGCGGGCGCTCGCACGGTGGTGTTGACGACGCTGAACTCCAGCTATGCAGAGGTGACGCAGACCGTCACGCTCAACGGTCTAACCGCTGTTGCGCTGACCGGCACGCATTTGCGCATCAATGCTGGACGGGTCGCGACGGCGGGCAGTAATGGCGGTGGGGTTGGCACGCTCACGATCCGAGTCGCTGGCGGCGGGGCTACACGGGGATACATCGGCACCGAGGGCCTGTTGAATCAGGCCAAGTACACCGTACCTGTTGGGCACCATCTCGACCTGCATTCGCTCGTCATTGGTGTGCGGGCGTCAGGCGGGACGGAATCCGGCGTCTTCACGATCATCAACCACAACGCGGCGGGACTTCGCACCGCAGCCGTTCGTTTTCCGTTGTTTGTGGCTGGTACGAATCTCTATCGACACGAGATCGCCGGAGGTTTGGTGCCGTTCAACACCCTGGCCGAGCGCAATGAAACGCAGGTTAGAGGCACCATCGTGACCCAGAACAACACGCAGATGGACGCGAACGTCATCGGCTTGCTCTACGACACCACGCTGTGGCCTTAATGCGACCAGCCCGATAAACTGCAGGGTGTCGCGCGGCCATACGTGATGCGACCCCAGAGAATCGGCGCAGAGCCGGTGCTGTGAAGGGGGACGGTGCGAGCCCAGCGCAGACCGGAGACGCGCGACATAATTAGCTTAAGACGACCCGGCCCCGCAGCCGGGCCCGCTGAGTAGACCCGAGCCGCCAGCAGCTCGTCCGATCCCGACACCGGGGGATGACAGATGGCCCGCCAGTCCAAGCAAGAGCGCCTGCACGAGATCCACCAGGAGGCTCTCTCCGAGTTCGACGACATTCAGACCGCCTACCGCGACGAACGCCTGCAATCACTCCAAGATAGGCGTTTCTACAGCCTGGCGGGGGCGCAGTGGGAAGGCCCACTCGGGGACCAGTTCGAGAACAAGCCGAGGTTCGAGTTCAACCGCGTCCATCTGGCGGTTATCCGGGTCGTCAACGAGTACCGGAACAACCGCGTCACCGTCGATTTCACGCCCAAGGACGGCTCACCGGACGACGACCTGGCCGACACCTGCGATGGGCTGTATCGCGCCGACGAGAAGGCGTGCACAGCGGACGAGGCATACGACAACGCGTTCGAGGAGGCGGCAAGCGGTGGGATGGGGGCATGGCGCCTGCGGGCCTGCTACGAAGACGAAGACGACGACGAGAACACGCACCAGCGCGTGATGATCGAGCCGATCTACGACGCCGAATCCTGCGTGTTCTTCGACCTCGGCGCCAAGCGGCAGGACAAGGCCGACGCCAAGCGCTGCTATGTGCTCACGCCGTATCCGATCAAGGCCTACAAGGATGAGTTCGGGGACGACCCGGCCAGTTGGCCCAAGGCGATTCACCAGCACGAATTCGACTGGTGCACGCCTGATCTCGTGTGGGTCTGCGAGCTGTACCGCGTCGAGGAGATGACCGAGACGATCCACGTCTTCCGGGGCCTGGACGAGGACGCCGAGGATATGCGCGTCACCGAGTCCGAGCTGGAAGGCGATCCAGACATGCTCGATGAGCTGACGGCAACCGGCTTCCGCAAGGTGCGCGAGAAGAAGGTCAGGCGCCGCAAGATCGTCAAGTACGTAATGAGCGGCGGGAAGATGCTCACTGACGGCGAGACGATACCGGGCCGGTGCATACCGATCATCGTCACATACGGCAAACGCTGGGTCGTGGATGGCGTCGAGCGATGCATGGGCCATGTGCGGTTGGCCAAGGATGCCCAGCGCCTGGAGAACATGCTGATGTCGTGGCTGGCCGAGATGGCTGCACGCTTCGACATCGAGAAACCGATCCTCACGCCCGAGCAGATCGCCGGCCACGCGGCCATGTGGGCCGAGGACAACATCAAGAAGTATCCGTACCTGCTGGCTAACGCCCTGCTGGACACGGCCGGCAACCCGATCCCGGGCAGCAACGCCCCGGCCGCCTACACCAAGGCCCCGAACATCCCGCCCGCCATGGCCGCGCTCGCGCAGATGGCGACGCAGGCGCTGCAAGACCTGCTCGGCAACCAGCAAGCCGGCGAGGAACTGCAGCCGAATCAAAGCGGTAAAGCCGTGGAGCTGATCCAGCAGCGCCTGGACATGCAGGTGTTCATCTACATGAGCAACTTCGCGAAGGCCGTGAAGCGCGGAGGCGAGGTGTGGCTGTCGATGAAGCGAGACATCGTGGTCGAGGATGAGCGGCCCATGAAGGTGATCGACGCCAAGGGGCAGACCTCGCAGGTCATCATGAACCAGCCCATCTACGACAGGGAGACGGGCGAGACCACACTGAAGAACGACCTTACGAAGGCGGCCCTAGAAGTCGACGTGGATGTCGGCCCGAGCAGCAGCAGCCGCCGCGCCGCCACGGTGCGCGCGCTCACCGGGATGATGTCGATCACCCAAGACCCGGAGACGCTGCAGGTGCTCAACGGGCTCGTGATGATGAACCTCGAAGGCGAGGGCATCAGCGAGGCGCGCGAGTTCTTCCGCCGCAAGCTGGTGCGCATGGGCGTGGTGAAGCCGACCGAGGAAGAGCAGGCCGAACTGGCGCAAGAGCAGGCCAACGCGCAGCCGGATCCGCAGTCACAGGCGCTCATGGCCATGGCCGAGGAAGCCGTCGCCAACGCCGCCCAGGCCCGCGCAAAGACCGTGCAGACCATCGCCGATGCCGACCTCAAGCGAGCCCAGACCGCGAAGACGATGGCCGAGACGATGGCATCGCACAACCAACAGCAGATCGCGTCCGCCGATGCGCTCCAACGCATGCTGAACCCGCCGCAGCAGACCGCGAAACCATCGATGCAATAAGGCCGATTTATAGCCGATGCATCCCGAGATAAGGGGCGCTGATAGTCGCGCAGTCCGAGCGTTGCCCTGGCGTTGCGTGGCTTTGACAATTTCGGCATGAGCGATCCCACCGAGCAGACCGAAGACGACGTGAGCGTGATCGAGGGCGAAGACGAGCAATCGTTGGGTGCCGAGGATCAAGCCGACGAACAGACGGAATCGGAGAGCGGGCAAGACGCAGGCAGCGAGCAGGAGTCGGGCGACACGGAGCCTGATGAGGTCGTCATCACCCTGGGTGACGAGCCCACGCCCGAGGAAGACGACAAGCGCGCCCCCGAGTGGGTTCGCGATCTGCGCAAGAGCAACCGTGAGCTGGTGCGCCGGCAGCGCGAGCTTGAAGCCGAGAACGCCCGGCTGAAGGGCGCGCCGAGCGGACAGTCGGCCGCGGTGACCGTTGGCGAAAAGCCAAAGCTCAAGGAGTTCGCCGACGCCGACGAGATCGCCGAGTA